TATATTGAACAGAAGCTGGTGCAGTTGTACCATCTTGTGTTTGAAGAACCAAACTAGTCACAGTTACGTTGTGTACAACAACGGTTGTACCGCCATCAAGGATTTCGTCTGTCTGAGCCGCAACAATTTGTGCGCCAGAAGAAGATGTACCAACTTCGTAACCAATATCACCTTCTCCAATAATCGGAGCAACGTCACAAAAAATCTTAATGTCAGTGATAATTGTGTTCGCTGGTTGTGTAAACTCACCAATTGTTGGGCTATCGCCAGCAGTAGTGTTAACAGTAACACCTGTAGCAAAGCCGACGTGTTTTACATATTTGTTAGTAACGATACCTGTTGAAGCAATAACCGCTGTATCAGTGAACGCACCTGTTGTAGAGTTTTTAGATACTACTTTAAATCCGTTTTCGGAACGGACTGGTCCTGAGAATGTTGTATTAGCCATGTGTGTCTCCTCGTCGTGGCTAGAGTCAGTCGCGGGATGCAACTGTCAAGGTGTCTTTACGATACACCAACTTCTTGTAAAAAGAAAGGCTATTTTATTCGTTTGATTTTTCTTTAAGAACCAATCCGAATATAGCGCAAATAATACCTGCCCAAGTTAATATTGGCAGTGTTAGTAAAATACCCAAACCAACACCAACGACAGCCGCAGCTCCATAGCTTGAAGGCTCTTTTAATCTTCCTTTAATCCAATCCATAATTTTTTCCTTATTAAAGTTACAAAAAAGGGGCGACATAAGCCGCCCCGATTCATTCCACAGGGAGGGTGGAATTATGCCCCTGGTGATCCGAAGATACAACGAGGGTCACTAAACCCGAACGAGTAACGCTCACGAGCTTTAAATCTCATGTTACCTGTATCGAAGTCCGCTTCCATGCCTGTAGATAAGGCCATTCGCTCATAATGGATCATTCCACGAGGAGCATCTGTCATGATAAAAAACGCATCTGTGTCAGTAAGGTAGTCATTGACGGCATAGCCTTCAGGTAACATACCCATTGAACGAATAGCGTTTGTATCATTGTCCGCAGTTCCCACACGTAGATTTGAAACCATTAGTCTCTCTGCAACAAACTGTAGTTGACGAGGGATAATTAGTTTTGTTCCACGTAGTGCAACTTTGAGACCACGCTCGTCAACAAAACCAGCAATACTGATTAACGCATCTTCAAGTGAAGTTTCGTTAAGATCAGCAGCAGTGCTAGGTTCATTTGCAAACGTGCCACCATTAGTTAAAGGATGTGAAGCATCACAAAGTGCAACTCCATCTCCTCCAGCTGACGCCCCAGCAGTGAACGCATTGTTCAATACTGCAGCCGCTTTAACCTGCTTGGTGTGAGACATTGATCTAGCAAGAGCACGGGTGTAACGACTTCCGAGGCGATCATAAAGATTATCCTCGATAGCTTCTTCCGTAATCGAAAATGCTAAAGCAATAGTTTCATGGTTGTAACGAGCAGTATATGCTTCGTTAGCATCGTCAAAGTTGACGGCTGAACCTTCTGATTTAGTAGGTGCAGCTCCAAACCCAGATAACATTACCTCTTCTTCAAATGCACGATCTGAAGATTCAGTAGTATAAATTTCTGAGTGTTGGTTCTCGTACCTGTCGTACTCCATGCCAAACAAGGCATTGAGACCAGGCTCTAGCTCTTTCGCTAGTTGTGCGCGTGATATAGCCATATCTTAGTCTCCTATACGCCAGTCGTAGAAACAGTGGCCGCTGCAATGGAGCCAGTAGGCGCATTGAAGTGGTTGTTTATACGAACGATTAGTGGGATACCAGCAGCAGTGAAGTCAGAATTGTCTGGATCATCTTGGATGCCCATAATTCTTAACGCCAATGTGTTGGTGGTTGCGACTGTATTCAAGTCTGCTGTTGCAGAAGAAATACCAGTAGTTGTAGAACCACTGTTACCCGTAGCAAAAGCAATGTTTGCGAATACAGATGTACGAACTTCCGCTTCAGTGTTCTGTCCTGCAACAACGTTAGATGTTGCAATCGTGAACAATTGATTTGGATCATCGTACAAGAAGGCTTTGACAGGGAATGTAGAATCCGCGCCAGAACCAGGCCAATAGTTTGAAAATATTGTCTCACCAGTAGTTGAAGAAACGTACTCACAACCTCCGAAAACCCCTACAATAGCGACGTTACCACCAGCCGCAGCTTGTAGATCGTCAATAACACCCGCAGCGAGCGGTATAACCGCCATGCCTTGGAATATTGGATTAGAGTTATCAGAAGCTATGCGATATTCCGTCATCCCGGTAGAGTTGGTCGATTGACCAATTTTTCCTATCGGTCGGAGACCGAAGGAACCGTTAGAATTTGCCATAATAGCACCTCAATAATTATTCGGATTCGCGTTCACGACCTCCGAAAGTTACACGACTTTGCCGACTATTAGTCATCGGCATTGAAGGATGTTGTTCCTTCATGAGATCCTGATCTACAGCTACCATTTTTTCGCGGGTGAGCTTCCCGAAATATTCAGCTCTTTCTTGGGCAGTTTCGACAGGTATGCGACACAGCATCAAGCCACCATTTCCTATAACACCAGCAAATCGACCTTCGTCAATAGTTGGTGCTTCAAAATCCGGATATTCATCTGAACGAACGGGTTCCCATCCTTCACGAAGTTTGGAATGAACATTTGTTTTATCCTCTTCTCCACGAGTAGCAGTTCTTATCCAGCGATGTACAAAACCAACAGGTGGTTCTGGAGCATCAAGATGACTGGGCGGTGCCCAGGGTTTTCTGCGCGTTTCTTTTTCGCGTGTTTCGCTTGCACGAGTTTTTCTGTCTGTCATAATTTTACCTTTTTACATATTTAGCGTATTCTTCAAGTGGTACACCTAGTTTTTTTGCTATAGATACCTCTGAATGAGATAATTTAACCGACCTGCGCCCCGGTTTATTATTGCGAGATGCGGAGGAACCAGCGGATGCGACCTGACTTCCCCCTCCCGATCTTTTCTTCGTCTCAAACTTATGCGGAAACTCTGTACGCATTCGACGATTTAATTCGTTATAGTACTCATCTGTGTTCGCGTCAAACCCTTCTTCAGAAATAAGGTCTTGATGAATGGTTAAAACTGCATTTGTCATAATTTTATCATCACCAAACCAAGTGTTGGTTTTTGCCCATTCTTCTGCTTTAGGATCAACTTTAGGAACAGCTGGTTGTTGAGCTACCTGTTGTTGAGCTACCTGTTGTTGAGCTACTGGTTGTTGAGCAGCTTGATCGACACGCATTTTAGCAGAGTCATACCTTTGTTGCTCTACTGCAATTTTAGCCAACTGTTCTTGAGCAACAATCATTTGATCAGCGTCACCTAGTTCATGAGCCTCTTTGTATAAACGTTTTGCAGAATCAGATTGAGATTGAAGTCTTACTCCATACTCTTGTAAGTAACCGCTGTCTAACTGTTTAACTCTAGATTTTAATTTATTGTTTTCATCTAACAGTTGTTTTGAAATCCTAACAGCTTCTTCTCGATCTCTTTCTTCTTTACGATACTTTGCTGTAATTTTATTAATACGAGTTTGAACTTTTTGCCCGTGTTCTTCTAATTCTTTTTCAGTAATTTTTTCTTCTTTAGAAATCTCATCTTCTTTAGACGACTGTTCTGGCGCTGCCTCTACTTGTACATCTAACTCAGATTCAGAGGTTTTAACCTCAGATTTTTTTTTAGATTCAGGTTCTTCAAGTAAAACTTCTACTGATTCGCCCTCTTCCACTTCCACTTCTAGATTTTCTTCTTCTGCCATTTTCTTCTCCTAGATATGTTTTATATCATCTGGTTCTAACAAGGTTGCAATAACCTCATCATCATTAATAATACGAACTTCACCACCTTCAATTTTAAAACGAGATCCAGAGTATCTGCCAATGCAAACCCAATCTCCCTCTTTACACCAAGGATTGGAATCTTTTCCAAACTTGTCTTTATCTTTGTAAGCTAGTGGACCTATTTTAAGTACGTAACAAACTACTGTAGCAATAGCCTCTCTGTCTCGTACTTCTTCAGGAATGTACAAACCACCTTGAGTTGTAGCTTTACCTTGATAAGGCATAACTAAAATTCTCCAACCTGTAGGTTGAGGCAGTCTATCAAGTAACGGTTTATCTAAAAGAGAAGGATCCAACACCTTCTGAGTTGCGTCAACATAAGCGCTATCAATGGGACCTTCTTCGCTTTTTTCAGCGGATCGTTCCTCATTTATTTTCTGCGCGACGTTGTCAGGAAGATATAATGTCTTCGTCATCGTCTGCGTTTCTCTCCAGCAAGGCTTTTAATTCATTTCTAACATAAGAGAGGCCTCGTATCTCTCCTACCATGAGTTTATATGTCTCCCAATCTTTAGGAGTGTTGTTACAAAGTGCTTCAGATATATCATCCTCACGCTCTTTGATCAACTTATACATATGCTTTGCGAACTTTACAACATCCATTATGTAATTTCTTTCGTAGTTTATATAACCATACACTTATGAATGTATAAGCTCAAGTGCTTGCTCTTTAGTCTCATCATTTCTTCTAGTCCAACCTCGACCAAACGTGTCAAACGTATTTAAAGATCGGTAGAAGCTATCTCGCATATGGTGCATTTGCTCTACTATTTCTGCTGGCTCTACTTCCAGCACAGCTTGCAGTGTCATTGGACCTATACCTCCATCCTGCTCTACACCTGCAATACGTTGCAGTGCCTTAGCCGCTCGACTTGTTCCGCTATTCACACCCCAATCGAAGCAACTCCAGTCAACCCCAGAAGGAAGATCGTCTGCCCGAAGCCTATTCCAATAATTTTCTTTGTATATAGGATACACATCATCGTGGGTAAGACCTTCCATCTCACCATCCATAACTTGCCGACCTACATACTGCTCGTAAACTGCGCGTGTTACACCGAGGTTAGTTTCACCTCCAGGGTCACTGGGATGATTTATGTATCCCCCTTCGTGTTCCAGCAACCAACCCATGCACTGTTCAAAGTTTTGCCTCATTTTGCGTTCTTTCTTAGTTTAGCAAACTGACGTGATCCAAACCAGAAACTAATAATACTGGTGAATAGTAAGTTTGTGTCGTCATTCCATATAGCTTGTGCCGCATCGTTAAATGAAACACCTGTACTCATAGAATAAAATAAGCCACTAATTTTTACAGTCAGAAACAAACCCACAAATAAATATGTTACAACTGGTCGTACCGATCCGGATAAAGCTGCTGCAAATCCAGACTTAGCGTTAGCTGCCGCCATACTTTTATATATACCTTCGGACTCAGCAATGTCCGCCTTGGCATCTAGCTCGTCTAACTTCAAAGAAGATAGCTGTGCAGCGTACTTGCCTTTCGCTTCAAGCATCTTAAGTTCTTGCGCGTCTTTTTGTTTTTGTTGAAACAGATCAAGAATAGAAGGGATGATAGAAGTACCAAACCCTAGTGCTGCTCCTAATAGTGATAACATATTATCCTCCTATTTTAATTTAGTTTTAGATAGAGCAGAGCCTGTTATGTATGCTGCTACTATACCTGTATTTGCAATTAGAAAGGTAGATAAAACTGAAGATATTGATTCCATCCTATCAAGAGAAATTATTGGAAGTAACAAAAATGCTACGCCTACAATAGAAACAATCATAGAAACTAACGCCATCATTCTTTGTGTGTCAGCTTGTTTGTCTTCGTTCTCAAGTCTGATCCAAGTGGCGTGACGATCCATTTCTTCATCAGTTACGACCCCATCTCCATCAGCATCTGCTACGGCATATTTACTTTTTTCCTGTAGTTTTTTACCCATGATAACGATTCCTTGGGATTCCAGCCTCTTGACGCTTCATGTCTTCTTCTATCCAATCATCCTCAATTGACTGTTCAATCGCTAGATCTTCCATTTTTTCTTCAAAATTAGCATCATCCTCGTCATCATCCATGAAAAATTCGTGTTCATCAGTTTCTGTTTCAGAAAACATTTCTTCCAAAATCATTCTTTTATTAATACCCATAATTAAATAACTCCCGCTGAATCTAAAATCACTAATGTAAAAAGTATGTTCATAATAATAATCATAGCTTAACCTCCTTAATTAGACAATGGATTGTCAAGAGCCTCTTGCAAACGCTCATTTAATTTATCCTCAAGTTTAGTCATGTCTTCTTCTATTCTCTTCTCTACTTCTCGCATTGTATCACGAACATCCTTCTCTGTCTCCCTATTTAGAGTTTCAACTTCTCTTATGGCAGATGTCACGTCTTTTTGTACTTGGTTCATCTCATTAAGAACATCTTCTAACACTAAGTCTATAGAGCCTTGTGTAGTCTTTATACGCTCTGAAGATGTTTCAATTTTCTTTTCTAGCTTATCTATGTATCCCTCTAGTTTAAGTAGGTCATCTCTAAGGTTGTTCTTAATGTCCCTGGTATAGACAATAGCGTCATCCAGCTTTGTTAGAACCAACTCGTTTTGGGCTTTGATCTCATCTATGTCTATTTCTTGCACCACTTCTCGTAGGTCAAGATAGTCAAAGTAAAACTCGTATCCTACATATGCAGAGCCAGCCAGTGTGCTTAATGCTGTGATTGCAATTCCAATTTTACCAAAGCCAGAAAACTTTACGCCACCTACTTCCATGTCAGCCATAATCTTCTCCTTACTCGAACGCCAGCTCTCGTAGCTTATTAATTTCTTGTTTTAACTTCATTACTTCCAACTGCTTCTTCTGCAGCTCCAGCTCATAAAGCCTGTTGCAATCTATCCTAGACTTGGCACGTTTACCTAATGGTATCGTAATTTTAGAGTAAATGCCAATATCTCCAGTCTTTCCACTGTTTTCTATTGTACCCCCCTGAATGATAGATGTCAGACCAAATTCAATGTTTGTTGCCGAGCCAATGGCATTACTGCAATCTAGGTCTCCTGATCTAAAAGAATCTGATTGATAGTTTGTACCAGAATTAGGTAACGATAAACTCAATGAGTTTGATGTCGAGTCTGCAAAAGCAGACTTTGCAACCATTAATAATACTAGAAACCATATTCTCATTTAATTTACTTTGG